TGCAAACTGACCTATAACGTTTTGCGCGTTTGCGATGAGCGGGATTTAGAAGTTTGATTTTCATGGTTGTTACAATTTAAAACTAACTCAAATTTTCGAATGAACCAAACAGCCCGCTTAGCGCAACCGCGCTGTTAGCAGTTGGCCACATACGGATTAACAACCGTCAGACTATCGTCCTACGATACGTCTGGCGAGTTGGATGCAATACAGCCCAAGAAAATGAACAATCACGAGAAATGTATTTTGTCGAGTTGTTATTACGTCAATGTCTTGGTAAACAATGCAGTGATTGATTGTCATAATTGTCCGCGACTGATGTTGCGTCATTAATGTCCTATTGTCGTGGCGAAAGCGTCCAGCGAACAAGTCCGTTTATGTCAGCAAAAGGGTAGGAGCGTTACCGCGAAATTGTCCGTCCGGATGCGATATTTTTGCGTAAAAAGTCTTTGAAAACAATCTGTCGTAAAATCGTCAGAATGGCTTACTGCTAACTACCGGCTAACCGAAACAAAACCAAAGCAAAATGCATACAATTTCAATAAAATACGATTTGAAGTGGCAGTTTAAAAATGCTACTCACTACAAAATGACACCATGTAGAAAAGTAGTTAACACACGAACGGGCAGAATTTTGAAATGTGTATTGAATGGCGGTAGCATAGGATGGTGGATTGGAAAATACTTCATACCAAAGTCAAAAGTAAACGAATCGGTAGAGTTAATCCCGATTGAAACTAACAACATATTGAGGTTTAGAACATATTAAATAAAATCAAAAATAAACAAGATCGACCTACTCGAAAGAATAAAATGCATTGAATATAGAATGAAATTGTAAAATAAAGTGCTAAATTTGCAATATAAACACAAAACATGAAACCAATTATCACAATTTTATCGGCACTTCTTTTGATGGGAGGTTGCTCGAAAGAAACAAACTGCAACTCAAAAAACGGAACGGTAGAGATATACACTGATAAATACGGAGGTTGTTCAATATCCGGGCAAGACGGTAGAATTGATTTGATGCTAAATGCTAAATCGAAAACGGTAATTGAAAAGCCAACCGGAAAATATTACATTGCTTATTACAACAATACATCGGTGCTAAAAAAAGATTCGTTTGATGTGAAGGCGTGTGAAACTGTTAAATTGACGTATTGAAAGCTAAGTTTACCATAGAGTTATTCGATTCAATTTGTGAGGAAATAGCTACAACCGATAGAGGTTTATCTACTATTTGTAAACAAAAAGATGTTTCGACTACTGCCTTTTATAATTGGATTAATGATGATGACAGCCTAGTTGACAAATACGCGCGCGCGAGGGAATTGCAAGCCGAATACTTAGCAGACCAAATTATTGAGTTATCTAGCTTGGAAAGAGTATCTGAGGAAACAACAATTTTTGATGACGGACAAGGTAACGAAAAGACATCTGTTACGAGAAGAGACAACTACAATAGAACTAGGTTAGAAATTGATGCACGAAAATGGAAAGCGTCTAAACTTGCACCTAAGAAGTTTGGCGAAAAGTTAGATGTTACAACTGGAGGTGAAAAAATACAAAATCTACCTCCGTTTATGAAAACGAATGAAAGCCAATCCTAACTTTGATTACTTACACGAAAAACTGCCAAACCAACGGATAACACTTTTGCAAGGTGGTACTCGTTCCGGTAAAACATATGCTACTATCTATTTCTTAATCGACTACTGCTTAATGTATAGCGGTATGGAGATAGATATTTGCCGTGATACATTCACCGCATTAAAGGCTACTGCATGGAAAGACTTTAAAGACGTGCTAATCAGTTGCAATCTTTATAATGACAAAAATCATAATAAGACCGACCATAGTTATTTGCTTAATGGCAATACAATAAACTACTACGGAGCAGATACCCCAGATAAAATTCACGGTCGCTCACGTGATATACTTTGGATTAATGAGGCTCACCAATTCCCGCAAGAAACAATAGACCAACTATTCCCTCGAACACGATACAAGATTATAGCCGATTATAACCCTGCATTAGGTTTAGAACATTGGCTTGACCCGTATATTGAAAAGTACCCTCCAATAATAACAACTTATAAAGACAATCCATTCTTAACTCATGCTCAAATAGAAGATATAGAAAGCAGAAAGAATAATAACTATTGGTGGAAAATATATGGTAGTGGTGAAAGAGCAGACAGGGAAGGGGCAATATTTACCAACTTTGAAATAGGCAACTTTGATACGTCTTTGCCTTATGCTTACGGTCAAGATTATGGTTTTACTATTGACCCTACAACACTTGTTAAGGTTGCAGTAGATGAAAAGAAAAAGATTATCTACTGTGACGAACAGCTTTATTCAACGCAAGGTATGGGGATTGATTCGATATTTAATACCAACTTGAACTTAATTCACAAAAAAAACGATTTGATTATTGCGGATAGTGCCGAGCCTAGATTGATTGATGACTTGAAACGCAAAGGGCTAAACATTCAAGGTTGTGTTAAAGGTCAAGGTTCTGTTAGTGCCGGCATATCTAAAATGCAAGATTACAAGATAGTTATAACTCCAACGTCAAGCAATATTCGTAAAGAGTTGTCTAATTATGTATGGAACGATAAAAAGGCGGGTATTCCCGTTGATGCTTTTAATCACTTAATTGATGCGATACGTTACGCTTTTGATTATCTTGCACGACCGAAACATTCAACAGTACTAAAAAAGAACTCACTAATATGATAACAGCTAAGTTCAACGGTGAAGACGTAAAGATTCCAACTTCATGGTCGGATGTACCTTACAAAAAATACATTTTGTACACTAAAACAGACAATCAAATTGAGCAAGTTAGCATATTGGTAGGTATTGAAAAGGCTAAACTTGAAAAATTAAACAGCGAAAGTTTGGGTGCTATACTTATGGCTATGTCTTTCACCACCGAAGAACCTAGCGCATACATGGCGGAGTTAAATAGTACCGATGTTGGACGGGAAAGTTACGGCAAAATCGAAATGGCAAAGGCTATTTTACTAGGCAATGAAAAACCGATTGATGCGGTGCTACCTATACTGAAATTATACACCGGAATCGACTATGCTGATATGCCAACCGATATTGTTCACCCGTTGGGCGCTTTTTTTTTGCTCAGTTGCATAGCTTTTTCGAGCGATACAAGCGATTAAACGAGTACAAACCAACACCGGCAGAGCAACTTGCCAACGTAGATAGATTTAAAGCATTTGGTGCAAAAATGACTATCAAAGCCATTGGTGAAAAGTATAATAAAACCATGTCGGAGGTTTTGCAATTACAAGCAGAGGAAGTTTATGAGGTGCTTTTAATGGACTTTGAGCAGTCTATGTACCAACGTGACTTAGAAAATGCCTATAAGCAACTAAATAAATAGGGCTAAACTCAATCAAAAGCATAATTATTATGCAATTTTGCGAGTATGTATATCGACTTCATAAATGTATTTAAGACTATTGCGGATGAGATAAACCCAAATGGAACATTTTACCATGGTAGAGTATCTGATGCTAACCTAGCAATCGATAAATTACATTTGCCACAAATACACGTTTATCCATTTAAAGTTGCACCCATAAATAAAAACTATGGTTTGGATAATGCACCGAATATATTATTGGCTTTTATATTTCAAGATTCCCCAAATAGTAGTGATACTGAAAGGGATGCTATCATAAACTTAGCCGATACAATGCAACGGGCGTTTCGGTCAAAGTTAGATGAATTGAATTTAGATTACACTAATTACGAATCTGAGCCTTTTTTTAAACAGTTTAGTGGCGTGACAAGTGGAATGTTTGTTCGTTTTAACATGACATTAAAAGTAACAGCGTGTTAGATGTGCAAGTCATATTGAATAAATGGGGCATTAAATTGACCGAGCAACTTGTGAATGACATTCAGAATAAGTTAATTCAAAGACAAGGTGCAAGGGGTTCTTTTACTTCGCCAGTTAATGCTAGTGGTGCATTAGCGAAGTCGATTAAATATACTATTGACGGCTACCGATTAAAGGTGCAAGGGAACGACTATATCTACTATTTGCAGAATGGACGAAAGCCAGGGGGGAGACCTCCGATAAAAGTTATTCGTCAATGGATAGATGACAAAGGCATTGTACCGGATAAAGGAAGTAAAGATTCTTTGGCTTGGGCTATTGCTAAAAAGATTGAGCAAGAGGGCACAACTATTTATAAAGCCGGTGGCAGTGATTTAGTTAGTGGAATATTTAACGAGGCTTTGCAAAATTCTATTGAAAGTGACTTTGCCAATTTGATAGCAAGTGAAATAAGTAGTGAAATTCTAAATATCGCAGCGTGATTCGTAAAACATACATACCAGTATCAGTTCCACCTAAATGGAGTTCCGTACACCAGCCTATTAGATTTGTGTACGATATGCCTATGGAAGAATGCGTATTGTATAACCATTCAAGTGAGGGTTATTTATCGGTGTGGAGTGGTTTATTTATGGATTTAGATGTGCCGGTTACCGTTGGTGGATTGGTATTTATTACAACTGGTACATATAAAGGCTACCATGTAGTTAAAAAAATACTAGGGTATGGATATAGTGGTCTTGTTAAAATGAGTGTGCTATTCCAAACTGAAACGCTATACACCACTTCAACGGGTTCAACGATATTCGATATTAAACTAGCAACACCTCCAGTATGGAATATCTATGCCGGCTATCAAGATAGTGAAATAAGTTCACCAAATCCATTTCCATATACTAAGGTTTCAGAAATACAGCCTGAGGGTAATGGTGACGGTTTAATTGAATTTAATTGTAGCGGTTATGTTCAAAGTGCAATGAATGAGTTAAGCCCACCTACTGAGGGAACAACCGGAATGAGTGTAGACTATTCACTTTTTATGCCTTACCGGATATGTACACCGGTTTCATTCGATGCGATTTACTTTGCATTGAATAGCGGTATAGATACCGATATTTTAAATAGTGAATATGTTGGCGTGGATAAGCCGTTAAATTCACGACCTATTGATTTTGGATGCGGTACAACGTGGCTAACTTATATTGAAGACGAGCAAGTTATTACATACAGACAAACAAATTAATATTATGGCAATTAAATCAAAAGGGGCGTTAAAAGAAGGTTTTAATACAGACTTTCAAAACGAAAGTACATATGATGCGGAGACGCTACGCAATGCGCTTCGTGATATTGTGGATTCGTATAAAGACGAGGTGCAAACATTAACACAGGACGAAATAGATGCAATAGGTTCACCGCAACTTAAACAGCTTGTTTATAACAGCGATTTAGGTGAGTTGCAAATATACTTAGGCGGTTGGGCTACTATATTAACAGCTAAGACGGCAACACGAACGGATGAACTTTACTATACTTTCTCAGTTACATTCGATGGGGAAACAGGAACGGGCGCTGAGGGCGCAATTACTTTGCCTCAAATGTTCGTGCCTAGTTCTTTCGTATGCTACCAAACTATATGGAGCGCAACGGGTATGGGTTTAGGCGCTGAGGTTATCGCATTTGGTGTTGCTACCGATGCTGTAAATAATATTTTCAGTAAAGACTTAGACGAGATTGACGAAGAAAATACAAAGGTAGATACACCAACTGGCAACCTAGCGAAAACTACAATGCAACGGTTAATAGTTGGTAGTGTTACCGGTGGTGACGTAACACAAGGTACTTTAACAATAACAGCTAAATTCATTCGAGTGTGAGAATAGTGTATAAAGTCTATAATGTTTGCGATAGTGATAGCGCAGTATTTCAATATTTCGATGATAATGTAAAGAACTTTACTGTATTATCGGTAAATGGATTATGGACTGCACCTAATACCTACTCAGCTACACCAGATTGGTTTACTTCATATAACGATGGATTTGGTAATTATAGCAGTTGGCTATTTGTGCCTTCGGCTGTACCTACCGGAACTTTCCCAATTTCATTTAGTGGAACGGACGGGAACGAGTATTTAATTGTCATCACTAAGACGGCAACTTGTACCGATTATTCATTTGCCAATAAGTGTTGCGATTCAACAAATATTGTTTGGGTTAATACTTTAGGCGGTTACGAAAACTATATTTTCGGAGGCATAAGAAAGGTTTTAGAGTTAAACGAGGGTGACAGCGATACGTTTAAAACGCAAGATTTAACCATTAAAAACTCGCAACTAAAAAACGTTTACGACACGGTTATTGTGAACACGGGAAAAGTTCCGTTAAGTCACTTGGAGAAACTGAAAAGCCTACGCAATTCAATACAAGCATGGTATTATAACGAAAACTTACCGGCTTACTATGAATGGAGTAGCCGATTCACACCGATTATTTTAGATAGGGAAGGAATGATTTTAAGCGATACCAAAGAAAAGATTATTGAAAGGTCGGTAAGATTCAGAATAGCGAAAGAAATTAATATCCAAAGTCAATGATAAGACTAGTAATCAATGGGCGTGATGCAGATGTTCTACAAACGGAAACTATTGTAGGGGAGTATGCTATTGCGCCTATTGGTGACATTTCTAAACGTGTCGGGGCTAGGTCGATTCAGTTCAAATTGCCAAAGACGGCCAACAATAAAGCCATTTTTGAAAGTAGCGAGATACCTACTTC